CTGATAAGCCACCGGAGGAAGCACCAAAGAAATATTCATTTGGAGTACTCGTCACACTATTGGCGACTATTTTTGGAACCTTCGTTTGGTTTGTGAATCGCGGTGGGGCTTCGACTCCTTCGACCATATAATCGTCTTCGTGAATAGAATGCGCTCCCGTGGTGGTGTCTTCACTGGTAGGTTGATGAGACGAATAGGTTTTGAAAAATCAATGTGCTTCATTTACTGGTATAAAATGTATAATTTATTTCAGTAAATGATTAAAATTACTCACTAAGGTTGAATATAGACAAACTTACGCGGAGCTTGTCTTCTTCTTTGTAGACGTCGTAGTCTTTTTGGCTGGCGCCTCTTCAACGCTCTTACATTTACACTTACATACACCGTCTGAACCGGCAGGGCCAGCGGGGCCAGCGGGGCCAGCAGGGCCAGCAGGGCCTTCGGCACCAGCGGGACCTCGTGGACCAGATGGACCTTCGCGACCGGTACCACTCGCCATGGCGCTCACAATCTTATCCATTAATTCATAGAGTCTCGTCTTATCGAGACGAGAACGGGTCATTTCATCTTGAATTTCTTTTCGCAACGAATCCATTTTATTATATATAAAAGCAAGATTATCTTTATACCAAATGATCATCATAGGTCCAACTTTACTTAGTGGTATCGGTCAGCATGCGAGTAAGTACACCCAATTATTTGAGAATGCGACATATCATACCCTTGGAAGTGAACTTCCTGAGAGTGAACACGGTCTGGTATTTTTGATTCCGATACAGCAACATATAGAATACCTCAAGTATCTGAAGACACGTGTAAAGAATCTCGCCTGTATGACTGTGTGTGAAACTGAAACAGTTCATGAAGATTATGGTCTCATTATGAAGGAATTTAAGAGAGTGGCTGTACCCAGTGAATTTTGTAAAAGAGTTCTATCGAGACAATTCCCTGAGAATGAGTTCTACGTCATACACGCCCACATCCCAACGGCGCCTGAAAAACCTTACACATTTTATCATATCGGTAACATCCTGGACCAACGAAAGAATTTTAAGGACATCCTAGAATCATTTGTACGTCTCAACGAACCCAATACACGTCTTGTAGTAAAGGCGACCTGTGGTCGTGATGTTGAAATAAAGCTCCCAAATGTCGAGGTCATCAATGGACTCATATCAGACACGGAAATGGACGCCATTCATAATCGTTGTGACTGCTATGTGAGTTTCTCAAACTCCGAGGGTGTTGGTATGGGTGCCGTGGAGGCTGCGTTACGAGATAAACCAGTGATTATTACGAATTACGGGGGTGCACCTGAATATGTAAAGACCCCGTATACGATTGCGTGTGGACTTCAAGAGTTGGAGAGGGATGATTTTCTCTTCAAAAAGGGGATGTCTTGGGGTAAACCAGACAAAGGCCAACTCTTGGAGTTCATGCGACATGCATATGAGACACGTGTGCGTACAATGGACCACGAACACACAAAGAATCTTGTGGGTAAGTCCAACGTCTTACAAGAATTCGTTTTCAATGTAATTGGTCAAGAGAATAACGAGACCAACGAGAATAGTACCACTCATAAGTGAACCCTGTTGGGCGATGAGCGTCATCACGAGTTCATCGATTGGTTGAATACCCGTGGGTTTCTTTACTACACGGGGCACGACAGTAGCGATTGTGAGATACACAGCCATTGCTATTATTACAGGTCTAAGGCTCTCTTGGTCGAGAAACATTGTTTATATTAGCTATTGATTTTAATTCCGTCTAACTGACTCAAGAGACTACTTACATCCATTTTATCACCCAAACTTGCTGAGGATACTTTATGCTTTCTACAGTAATCACCACACACGGCTTTGAAACCGCACCTTTTACCAGACATTGTGATAGCACCACATATCTTATGGTGTGTCCGTTGCTCTTGAATCACCACTGGAACGCTCTCAAGAATAACAATCGAGTTATTCTTTTTTATGTTGCTATGCTTGATATAGGCCATCTTACACTTCCACGTCGCATCTGCGAGGCGATAACACTTATCATTTGGCTCTCTAAGACGGTACATCTTTACCGCGTCAGAGAGACAAGCATTCCACATAGTATCACGAATGATTTCCATTTGTATAGTTGGATATTTTCAATATCGATGATGACTTAGGCAGCCTCTCCACCAATTTGGGCCAGATACACATCAACTTGACCTACAAATTCTGGACACTTTTCAGAGGTCTTTCGTGTGACCATATCTTGGACATTTGTGACGTGCTCCTTGAATTTTTTCACATCAATCCCAGTGGCGTTATGGATTTGTGATTCAGAGGCGATGTCCTTGAGCGCGTAAAAGTAAGCCGCCGCATAGTTCGCGTGAAGTATAGCAATGACGGGCGACTCATCCTGTTGCGCAGCAACGGCATATCGGGCTGACTGTCTCACAAGTTTTTCAATCGCTTTGTTCATACCTCTAGTCTTGTTCTGCATCATAAGGTAAAGAACAACAATCGTAGCTATAAGATAAAGGTAAGCCATGTTCTATATGTAAGAATGAAAATAAAATGGACATATAATTGCTACATGTGTGAGGCTCCACTTGATATCATGTGTCGCAAGGATCGCACATATGAAATGAAGTTACTTGATCAATTTATAGAACTCAGTAAAATATCGTTTGAAGATAACGTGTCTCGATACAAATTCTTTGGACGGAAAGTAAAGCGTGTATGTGTGTGCTGTTTTGAAAATAATATCTATTACAATCCTCAATTACATACAGCGAGACAATGTGGTCTTATAAAACTCACCAGACAACAAGAAGGTGCCGTGTCCTACAGGAAACTTGAGAATTGGGTGCGCGATTTACACAAGTTCATTGTTGAGAATAAACCTAAGTAAAGACATGACGCTCTAAAAGTTAAAGAAACAATGGGTGAAAGCATTCAAAAACTCACCCACATTGAACATGTCCTTAAGAGACCTGATTCATATGTCGGTCCGATTGATATCGGCACTGAACCGTACTGGATACTTAACAAGGCTCGTAACACGTTCGAAAAGAAAAGTCTAAACTATTCCCCAGCGTTGCTGAAAATATTTGATGAAATTCTGGTCAACGCAATCGACCGAAACTCGGTCCACCCGAAGAGTGTTACAAACATCTCAGTGGAGGTACACAAGGACACTGGTGCCGTGACCATCGAGAACAACGGTCCTCTCGGGGGTATTGGTGTGCGAATGCACGAAAAGGAGGGGGTGTGGAATCCCGAACTTACCTTTGGTCATCTTCTGACGAGTACGAACTATGATGATACAAAGAAGCGTATCGTTGGGGGTCGCAATGGGTACGGGGCAAAGCTTACGAATATTTACTCCTCGGAGTTCTCAATCGTGATTAAGGACCACGAGACCAAGCAGACGTACACTCAAACGTGGAACAATAATATGACGGTATGCCACCCACCAAAAATTACAAAGCACGGGGGTGCCTCTTCGTCTGTGTCCATCACGTTTATCCCAGATTGGAAACGTTTTGGTATGACAAAAATGGACGCTGCAATTTACAAGATTTTTGAAAAGCGGGTATTCGATGCAAACATCTGCACAACGGCGAACTGCAAGGTGAAGTTCCAGGGGGAAGCACTCAAAAAGATGAGCTTTGAGGCGTACGCCAAGATGCACGAGGGTGTTACAGAGCTCTGTTCTGTGACTACAGACCGTTGGTCGGTGTGTGTTGGTCCAGCTGAAAATGGTCTTGAACAGGTGTCTTTTGTGAATGGTATCTGTACGACCAAGGGTGGGTCTCACGTGGACCACGTGGCGTCCCTTTTGGCGTCCGGTGTGATTGATGAATTGGCGAAGAAGATTAAGTTGAGACCTCAACAGGTCAAAAATACATTCAATATCTTTGTGAAGGCAACCCTTGAAAATCCATCATTCTCAAGCCAAGTCAAGTCTGAGTGTACCTCAAAGGTTCAAGATTTTGGGAGTAAGTTTGAGCCACCGAAGACATTCATTAAGAACGCGCTCAAGACTGGTATTCAAGATGAACTCCTGGCGCTCTCCAAGTTCAAGGAGATGAAGGAACTCTCCAAGTCTGATGGAACCCGCAAGTCCAAGATTACTGGTATTCCCAAGTTGGATGACGCCAACAAAGCTGGAACCGCGCAATCTGAGAAGTGTACGCTGATTGTGACGGAGGGGGATTCTGCGAAGACTCTCGCAGTCGCGGGTCTCTCCGTGGTTGGCCGTGATCACTACGGTGTCTTCCCCCTCCGTGGGAAGTGTAAGAATGTTCGGGATGCCTCTGTAGCGCAACTCACATCCAATCAAGAGTTTAATGATCTCAAGAAGATTTTGGGTCTTCAACAGGGGAAGGAATACACGACTGTATCTGAACTTCGGTATGGTCGTCTGATGATTATGACCGACGCCGATAATGATGGTTCACATATCAAGGGTCTCATTCTCAATATGATTCACTATTTCTGGCCAAGCTTACTCAAGTTGGGCTTTGTTGTGTCTATGGTCACACCAATCATCAAAGCTACGAAGGGTGCCAATGTGAAGTCTTTCTACACAGACTCTGCATTCCGTACCTGGTACGGCAATGGACAAGCTGGGTGGAGAATTAAGTACTACAAGGGTTTGGGTACGTCAACGTCTGCTGAGGCTCGGGAGTATTTCAAGAAGATTCAAGACCTTACCGTCAAGTTTGACGCGGATGTTATGACCGACAAGTCCATCATCCTCGCGTTTGATAAAAAGAAGGCGGACGACCGAAAGACGTGGCTCCTCGAGAGTACCGCAAAGGAGGCAAAGGACCTCGAGGTTCCCTATGGGTCAATCAAGAAGTTGGATATCACCAATTTCATCCATAAGGACCTGGTCAACTTCAGCTTGGCGGATCTCAAACGCTCCATTGCCCATATGGCCGATGGTCTCAAACCCTCCCAACGCAAGGTGATGTTTGCGTGCTTTCACAAGAATCTCAAAGATGAAATGAAGGTGGCCCAATTGGCGGCGTATGTTGCAGATAAGTCCTCCTACCATCACGGTGAGGTCTCTCTCGCAGATACCATCGTCAAGTTGGCGAATGACTATATGGGTTCAAACAACATCAACTTACTTCAGCCGTGTGGTCAGTTTGGTACGCGTCTTATGGGTGGAAAGGATGCGTCTCAAACGCGTTACATCTTCACCAAGTTATCCAAGGAGACTCGTAAGATTTTTGACCCCCGGGACGACCCAATTCTCAACTACTTGGAGGATGATGGGAACCAAATTGAGCCAGACTTCTACATGCCAACACTTCCTCTCGTACTCGTAAATGGTACGGAGGGTATCGGGACTGGTTTCAGTTGTTATGTACCACCCTTCAATCCCAAGGATATCAAGGAGAACATCCAACGAATGCTTGATGGTAAGGCTATCGTACCTATGCGTCCCTGGTTCAAGGGGTTCAAGGGTGTAGTACACAAGGAGGACGATACTTGGATGATGGAGGGTGTATGGAAGTGGTCAGGTACAAATATTGTCGTCACAGAACTTCCACCGGGTCGTTGGACGCAAGATTACAAGGAATACTTGGATGGTCTCGTTGAAAAGAAGTTGATTGGTGGTTTCACAAACAACAGTACCACGGAGGATGTTCACTTTGAAATATCAGGATACACTGGAAAGGATCTGCTCAAGGATCTGAAATTGCGGAAGACGTTCCACGTCTCAAATATGCACCTCTTTCACCCAGTCAAGGGTATCTACAAGTACTCAAGCCCCGAGGAGATTCTCAAAGACTTTGTGGAACTTCGCCTTGACCACTACGTGAAGAGAAAGGCGCACCTCATCAAGGTTCTTGAGACACGCGCCACTATGTGTGGCTACAAATCAAAGTTTGTGACTATGGTTATCGAGGGAGATATTGTGGTCTTCAGACGCAAAAAGCAGGATTTGGAGCGACAATTGTCTGCAATCTTCCCCCAAATTGGTGGAACCTATGACTACCTCCTCAATATCAAGACGGTGCAGTATACCGAAGAGAGTGTGAAGGCTCTCATTGATGAAGCAAAGCAGGCGAGAGCTGAATTGGAACAGATGAAAAAGACAAGTCACATTGATATGTGGAAAACTGATATTAAAAATATGTAGGCAATAGATAAGTATGGGTGAAGCTGCGAAAATATCGCTCAAAGCTATTGGGAAGCAAGATACGTATTTGCTTTCCAAAGATCCAGAAGAATCCTTCTTTAATTATACGTTGGATAAAAGACATTCAGAGTTTAGAAAGTATCACAGAAGTAAGAATGTTGTAAATCCCGGGACGATACAGAACTGGCCATTTGGTCAAACCATAAAGGTACAATTCAACCCAACGAATATGGGTGACCTTCTCAGTAATATGTATGTGAGCATAACTATGCCGGGTATAAGTGTTGGTAATTACGCTGACCAATTGGGTCGACACATCCTCAAGAGCGTGACGATGTTTGTGGACGACATTGAGGTTGAGAAAATTCACGACGACTGGGGGATTATCTATGATGAACTGTATCTAGAAATGTCTGAAAAGGTAGCTAATAGATTTCTTGTAAATAGAAATTTGGGATATGATGATTCAACTCTAAATGATGATGTCGCACGATATTCATCGGACCTGGTGATTCCAATCCACTTCTTTTTTTCTAGAAAGTATGCGAGTGACGAGTACATCTCAAATAAACCAAATAGACCATACTTCCCAGTGTGTGGGGTGTACCGTCAAAAGATTACGTTTGAATTTGAGTTTCACAAACAGTCATTCTTTACGGATACAACGGATGCCCTTGAACTTCCATCATTCAACATAATCACAGAGGAAATAACAGTCTCCCCAGAAGAACGAAAGTTCTTTGCGAATGAGAGGCAAACATTCATCACAGACTTGGTACGAAGACATCCAAGTATCACAAGTGAACCAAATAAGTACACGATACGAAACAACCTGGTCCCAAACATTCCAGTGAAGTGTATACACTGGTTTCTTCGTAATACCAAGTTTGAGGATGAAGATACAATCAAAGAAGTTGGTGAGAATGACGAGGAACTCTTCTATGTTCAAAATCGATTTAACTTTTCATCGAATGTGAGCTTTGACGAAATTCAAACATTCTTTGACCCAATTATGGAAAGTGCGAGTTTCTATATTAATGGAACTAAAATGCCCAATGTAACACAAACAACGCACAACTACTACAAGTATCTCGTCCCATTACATAACAGACTGGCGAGACCTTTCCGGAATATATACACCTACAGTTTCTCGATGAATCCGGTAAATGTGGAACCATCGGGGAACTTGG